GAGAGCCACAGAGAAACAAATTGAGCATTTACGCAAGCAAGGTATTGAAGTTGGTTTAATGGACTTCTCATGGACTAAATACAGAGCCGCATGCATGCTTAATTTCATGTGGAATAAAACAGTAATTGAACAAGCAGTGGAGAAATACCTATGATACGTTGGGCAGTTTATGATGATGGTTTAAGAGTTTGGGACAATGGCAAACTTATTGCAGTTCTCCCAACATCTGATTTTAAATACATTTTGTCTGATTTGGCGTTATGGTTAAGACATAACGATAAAGAGAGGCAAGAGGATGGCTAGGTTTGAACTCGTTTTATCATTAGCCAAGCGTAATGATGATAACGAATTATATACAGAAGAAACTGAATATGTGTGCTTTTGTAAAAACCTCAAAGATCTAGAGGAAATTACAGATACAGCAAATGAAGTTATTAAAGAAGAAATAGGCGAATCAGAAGAAGGCGAAGTTTTGTTCGGGTCAGCAGATGTTATCATAAACAATCTTACAGTTCTTATGCTGCAATATACGAATAGCGAACTTCCAAGAGATGAAATGGATGAAATAATTGATTTATTAACAGAACCACAAGGAGCAATACATTGATAGAAGAAAGAAAGCCAGTAGAAGAATTGGCGTTTATATTAGAAAAATTCGGATGGAACACCAAGTTTTGTGACCTAACAGAAGATCAAGTCTACACACTTATATTCGGATTACAGGCAGCAAAAGATATATCATCGGAGATTGAAATTGGGAAGCTCGAAGAAAATTACTTTAAGTCAACGGGCACTTGGCCCCCTACAAGTATCCCGTTCTGATCCTGTAATAGAGTCTATAGCAAAGGCTGTAGACCGAGGAATTGTTCGGCTTAATGAGAAGAAAAAGCGGCGGAAGTACCTGGGAGCGTCAAGTATTGGCGATGAGTGCAGCCGTAAAATTCAGTATCGTTACCTAAATTACCCTCAAGATGAGAACTCTGGCTTTAGCGCACAGACATTACGCATCTTTGAGTTTGGTCACGGGATCGAAGATTACGCAGCCAAGTGGATAAAGGACGCAGGCTTTGATCTTAGGACAGAAGACAAGATGGGAGAGCAGTTCGGTTTCTCAATCGCTGATGATGAAATCAAAGGACATATAGATGGGGTTATCTGTGATGGTCCTGTTGATATGGGCTACCCATCTTTGTGGGAAAACAAGTCAGCGAAAGACAGCAAATGGAAATCATTCCAACGTATGGGTGTAGCAAAAGCCAACCCAACATACGCAACGCAGATCGCTCTGTATCAGGCTTACATGGATCTAACAGAATGCCCTGCATTGTTTACAGTCGTGAATAAAAATACGTCTGAAATATACTACGAATTAGTTCCTTTTGATAAGGAGTTGGCACAGGCAGCAAGTGATAAGGCAGTAAATATCTTGACTGCATCAAAAGCAGGTGACATTCTACCTCGCATAGCTCAGAGCAAAGATTTTTATCTTTGCAAGTTTTGTGAGTTTAGGGAGACTTGTTGGAAAGATGAATATAATTAGGGGTCAGCACCGTGTCAATGCTAACCCCTTGAAGTGGTAAATACGAGTATGAGGACAATATAATGTCATTAAGAGTAGTTGGCAATACAATATATGGTAGCAATCAAAAAGATATAGTCGCTGAGATTACGGAAAAAGTTCCGTCATATGTACAGATCGAAGCACTAAAGAATGCCTACCCAAACGGAAGAGTTGTTCGGAATGAGTTTTATCTTGGCTCATTGTCAGGTGAGGCAGGGCAATCTCTTAAAATAAACATTGATCCATCAAGCCCTAACTTTATGCGCGGCATGGATTTCAATAGTGGTGANGGGATCGGGGGNATATCCAAGATTCTAATGGAGGCTTACAGGTGGAANATCACNGATGTAGCCGAACATTTCTCTACGTTCTTAGATCGTCCCCAGGCAGAAGCGCCGATTAACCCAATTAACCCGAACAAGTTACAGCAGCCCCAGGAAGANCAACCCGAACAAGTTAGACAAAAGCGGGTCATTGATACTAACACGCCACACGATGGCGAGTATTTCTACCTATCAACTGATGGAGAAGTCCTTGTAACGGTACGAAGATATATCGAAAGAGATCCAACGGGTGAAATTGTTCGGGATACGGACGGGAATACGAAGAAAGAGTTCCGCCAGTTTCCACGTTTACCTGAAACCAGACCGCTTTATAACCTCCCTGACATTGCGCAATCAGATCGCGTAATATGGGTGGAAGGTGAGAAGTGCGCAGATGAGCTAACAAAACAAGGATATACAGCTACTTGTACTATCGGTGGTGCAGGGATGTTATCCCGTAATACAAAAGACAAGTTTGATTTCTCTCCATTGCAAGGCAGAGAGCTAATCATATGGCCTGATAATGACGATGCAGGTAAAAAACTAGCTAGGATAGTTCAAGAACTGGCTCAGAATGCAGGTGCAAAATCAATCACCATGCTCGTGCCACCGAAGGGAAAGCCTAAGAAGTGGGATGCCGCAGATGCGATTGAAGAGGGGTTTGATATTTCAAACTTTCTCAATGCACCTACGCATAAGGTCAAAAAGGTATTATCTCTTAAAAACCAGAACTTGCTTATTACTCAGCAGTTTGTTGGGTCGGCTCCAGAGCAGAAGTTCTTAATCGGAGATACAATACCGCTTGGGGTGCCAGTGGTGTTTGCCGCCGCAGGGGATAGCGGTAAAGGTATGATGACGCTTGATCTAGCTATGAAGGTAGCATCGGGCGATGGTATGCAAAGCTCTTTCGGTGGTTTGGTTGCTAATCATGGCACATCAATAATTTTATCAGCAGAAGATGACAAAGATGAGATCCACAGACGGATCAGCAGGCTAGATCCCCTGAACAAACGTTCGGGTTATGACCATGATTGTATCATTGTGCCGCTGCCGAACGAAGGCGGTGTGTTTCCAATTATGATGAAAGTGGACAATACATACGCAACATCACCAGAATTTGAAAAGATTTACGAAGAAATGTTGGAGATTGAAGACCTCGCATTGGTTATTATTGATCCAATGGCATCATTTGTTCACGCAGATGTAAACGCTGATCCTGCGGCAGGCGCAGCATTTATGGGTTTGTTGGCTCAGATCGCAACGGAAACAGGAGCAACGGTGATCGTAAACCACCATATGGCAAAGGTAAGCGACAATGACTTCATCGACTCGCCAGAGAAAGCTCGTAATAAAATCAGAGGTACATCTGCGATTGTGGACGGTGTAAGATGTGCGTTCTCTGTATGGCAAGTGGATGAGGCTACGGCTAAGTCACGCTGTAAAGACTTACAAGTGCCATACACAAGAAACGCTGTTTTTGACGGTGCGGTGGTAAAAGCAAACGGCCCTGCAAATCGGGAAATAAGACACTTTATCCGTAATCCAGATACTGGTCTGTTAGAAGATAAGAGTATAGACATACGAAATTTTGCTATGTCTCAAGCCGTTCGGGAAAGAATAGAGTATGTCTTTAACTTTATTAGATCGCGAGAGGATCGCGGTATTCCCGTTACTAAGGGCGGTATGCATGATGGTATTTTTGATGCCATAAGAACAGCGCCAAATGATGATATAAACGCAGGCAACCTTAGAAATGTAGGAGAAAGCACAGTTAAAAAGGCTGTGACTACGTTGCAAAACGATGGGCGTATTGACCAGTTTAAAAGAAACAGAAGTGGCCCTCGTAAATGGCTTGGTGTTGTTGGGGGTCAATTAAATCAAGAGGAAGATATACTTGACTAGCGTGGGATAGTGTGCTACTTATCCCAATTACTCTAGAAAAAGGAAATATTATGATTACAGTATTTGAAGATAATCAACCAACGCTACAAGAGGCGCAGAAGATTGTCGGGGGTTTAGTGGAGATGGTACATTCTCCATCAGAACCCGATTGGCAAATCTTGGTAAACGAAGAAGGTTTACTTACGGGCTTGCCGTTCAACGCAGAAGCCACAGAATTATGCGGGACAGGTATTGTCGGGCATGCTATCATCCTCAAGGGAGATGCTTTGTGGACGTAGAAACACAAGCGATATTAAATCAGCTTAAAAGAAAAGCCCGTTTGTTAGTTAGTCACACAGAACAGATGGGCTTTTTTAATGTTAAACAACAAGGTGAAGAATTAGTATCTTTGTTGGAAATGTTAGAAAGAAAAATCCAAAAATAATAATCGTGGGACAAGAAGAGAAACCCGCCTCAAAACTTGCCCCAGGCAAATAATACAAACATTTGTTCGGGTTATCAACCAGGGGACAAAAAAAAGCGGGATTTATTCCCGCTAATTTTTTTCTTTATCTTCTTCAATTTGTTCGGCTTCTTTTTCCCAAGGAGGTTTGGATAAACTAACGCTTTCTTTTTTAAAGTTTGCTAATTTACGTTTATAGCCCATCCACTCCTTTTCTGCCTTAGTCCATTTTTCGTTCGTTCTATCTCTCATGGCCTCACTTTCAATTTAAAAAATTAATTTTTTGCAAATCCATAAACATTCCTAAACTTTTATGCAGACGATCAGTTGCAAGTTCTACATATTCTGGATTTAATTCACATAATATTGCGTTTCTATTTAAATTACTTGCGACTTGTGCAGTTGTTCCTGAACCTCCGAATGGATCTAGGACTGTTCCACCCTCTGGGCATCCTGCCAATATACATGGCTTGATAAGCTCTGGAGGATAGGTAGCAAAGTGTGCTTCCTGATAACCTTTAACTGGAATAGACCATACAGATCTTTTGTTAGCACCCTTTATTTCTTCGTATTCTCTAATCACGTTTTTGGGTTCATGCGGTATTCCCCAATGTTCTTTACTTCTTGTCTTTGAATCTCCAGACTCACGAACAGATGCCTTTCCAGTTGTCGTGGGCTTTATTGGTTCACGAATTACTTCATTATCATAATAATATTTTGAAGATTTACTTAATAAGAATATATACTCGTGAGCTTTTGTACATCTATCCGTAGCACTTTCTGGCATTGGGTTTGGCTTGTGCCATATAATATCTTGACGCAAATACCACCCATCAGCTTGCAGAGCAAAAGCTACACGCCAAGGAATGCCGATAATATCCTTTTGTTTTAATCCTTTAATTTTATCACTAGAACAATAACTATCACCAAGATTTAACCAGATTGTACCATCGTCACGGAGAACTCTCCTGACTTCACGAAACACACTTACCAAGTTCTCTACGAATTTTTCTGGTGTTTCTTCTAAACCAAGTTGATCATCAGTGCCGTAATCTCTTAGCCCCCAGTAAGGTGGTGAAGTAACACAAGTATTTACAGACTTTTCTTCCAATAAGGATAGAGTTTGCAAACAATCTCCCTGTAAAATTTTTATCGTCATTTTATAACTCTGGCCTCACTTTCGGCTTAACAAGTTCATTAGAAGCAACCGCTGTGCCCTTACAATAAATATGCACATCGTCATGTTGATGCTCCATCATAAAGTACATGGCTT